AGTACCACTATTAATATTGTTGTTAGTGTTGGTAGTTGTGCTGGTGCTGGTAGACGTATTAATATTTCTATTAGTCATATCTCCAGTGTTAACATTATTAAAAGTTTGTGTTCCACTGTTAACATTGTTGTTTGTATTAACAGATGTGCTATTGTTGGTGTTTACAGAATTACTATTTACTGTAGACGTGTTGGTATTAGTACTTGTGCTGGTACTTGCATTGGTTGTGTTAACGGTGCTCGTGCTTGTTGAATTATTGTTAGTGTCAACAAGTGTTTTCGTGTCATAGGTAGTCTGGGCCAAGGCTGACTGTAACAAAGTCATAATGAAGAGCACGCCTATTGCGGTCTGCTTCATATCTTCCCTTATTAGATGTTGTTAACGTTTATATTAAACGCCAGAACTATTTATCTACCTTGTGTATGTAAATTGACAAAGTCATTTGCTTTGTTTTCATCAGTAAAGAATCCCGTAGCAACGCTTCCTGTCTCTATATTTTGCATTATAACGACAATAGTGTCAGCACTAGTAAGAGAGGCTTTCACAAGCCAGTCATCCAGGAGTACAGTATTAAAGCTGAAAAGCTGTAAGCCAGATTTAGTTTTGTAAGTATAAATTTGATGCTTTTGAGTTGGAGATTCCATACTAAACAACGGAATCTAAAAATTCTTTACCTGAAGGATAAAGTTTAGCGTGATTAATAAAACGAGAATAAAGCCCTTTTTCCCTTCCGTAAGCTTCTATTTCCCAGGGGTGATCCCAGTAATCAACTTTTAATTCATTTATCTCTTTACCCTTCCACCGAGTAGTTATTGCATATACTGTTCCATCTTTCATTTCACCGGTGGCAAACTGCTTTATGTGAACGCATTCATGGGCAAGATAGGTAAGAGAATCTCTAACTGTTAGACCTTTTTTGAGTTCTACTGAAAATGACCTAACACCGTCCTCCTTTCCAATATACTCGCAAAATGCCTCATAATCTTCATCATCATCTAACTTTTTTTTAAAGATTATTTCAATATAAAGGGAATTACACATCCTCTTTGACATGAGTTTAGTGCAATAATATTCCGCGGCCTTGGATATTAGCCTTTTATATCGAGTAGAACGATGTCCTGTAACTTCGATTTCCATAGTAGCACCTCTCGGGTACCAATATTTATGTGTTTTGGAATATTCATCCATCTATGAAAAATCAGCAAAAATATCCTTATTGAACTTCTTTTCCACTCCGACAGAGGTTTCATTATTTTTCCTGTCATCCGAGATGTTTTCCTGTGCTACTTGTTCTACATTATAGAGTTTCATTTTAGCCCTATCTACACCTACTACGAATTTGCGGTAGGATGTAGGATCATTATATCGATTTTTAAGTTGTTTAACCATGATCTGCCCAAGATCCTCCAGCTCTTCTGAGGATATTAATGCAAACATAAAGTCAGCTGTTGCTGGAAGACCGAATGACTCTGACGTATCTTCAAGTCCTAAATCTGTGCTTGTATAACCAGAGCGAGTGGTTTGAGTAGCTGAAACTATAGGAACGTTATGTTCTACGGCGAGCCCTCGAATCTCTTCCGCTATTGATTTTACGTAGGTATATGAATTAACATTTGATCCGTATTTAAGTCTAGACGATATACAGATATTAAGATAATCAATATAGATAATGTCGGGTATAAAATTGCGCTTTAACTGAAGCTCGTTTAAAAGGTGTCTGAAGTGATTAGCACCAGCTGACGCAGTTGGATACTCTTTAATAATTAATTTACCTGTAGTTTTCTCTTTTACTCTATTTACTTTCTTTTCGTAAGCATCCTTTGGAAGGACTGTAAGTTCATCTACCTGAACGTTTAAGAGATTAGCGTCAATTCGTTCGGCAATCTTTTCCTCAGACATCTCTAAGGTGATATAAAGAACGTTATGTCCGGCAGATAGGTTACTAGCAGCACAATGACACATAAAAAGAGACTTACCGACACCAGTACCAGCAAGAGCGATGTTAAGAGTTTTATTGGGTAGACCACCTTTGGTGATTCTGTTAAAGTATTCCAGGTCGAAAGGAATCCTATCTTCTTTTTTGTGATAAAAGTCATAGCGGTTATTATAATCCTCTAAAAAGTCATGTCCAATATGTGAATCAAATGAAACAGCTAGCGCATTAGCAAGTATTGTTGGAATAGAGCCTCGGTCTTGTTTTTGATCTCTGCCGTCAAGTATCTGAATTGAAGACATAACAGCATTATAGACTGCCTTATCCTGGCAAAACTTTTCTGTAGCGTCGACTAACCACTCTTCCCCTACTTCTATGTCAGTAAGTTTAAGTATGTATTCCTTTAACTCTTTAAATTGATCATCATTTATACCTGTTAAACTATCAGCTTCTATACTTAACGCAGTAACGGTTGGTGTGGTGTTATATTTCTTTACGTAATCAATAATAAGGTGAAAGACATTTTTATCCTGCCAGTCGCTAAAGTATTCTTCTTTTAGAAAGGGTATTGTTTTTCTTAAGTATTGATCGCTATGAATAAGTTTAGAAAGTATTTGCTGCTCTAATACCATGTACGATGATCCTCTGCTACATGCTCTAGTCCACCATATTCACTAATGTGCCATTTTACATCCTCAGGAATCTCTACAACTTTTAGTGATGAGAATTTACCACTTGCCGCTTCACCAAGCTCTTCAACAACCCTAACAAGCTCGGCATCATTTCTCTTTAAGTCGGTTTCCGTAAACAAACTATCTTCTGCTTTATAATCTTTATAAAAGAGAGTGTAGTCATATTTTGTTATTTCCTCCACACACTTCCAACCCTTGAGTTCAAAGAGCCGTCTAATGGCTTGATTAGATAATACAAACCCACCATAGTCACCATTGATTACAACTTTCATAGTGCGGTCGCTAGTTGAATGCCTGTAGTAGCTTTAATGTATGCATCTTCTAACTCCTTACGTGTAAGTGCCATAAAGAGAATATGAATTTGTAAAAAAGAAAATGTAGAAGCATCATCAATAGAAATGCAGAGAGGGGCAAACCCCATTCCTTTTTGTGATGCTACAATTTGTACAGGTTTAGAAATCTTAACTAAATCAGCATTTTTTTCTTCAAGGCGACCGATAATTTCTTCACCGGATACCAACTTCAACGTCACAATATCATTTTGCTTCATTATTTTTCCTTGTTAGGTTTGTAATGTATATTTTACCATCTTTCTGTTCGTAATCCAACTCGTCACCCACCTGCCACCCTAAATCCTTTACCAGCTCTGGATCCAGCTCTAATACACCGTCACCATCAGGAAGAACTTCTACAACGCGACCAATATAAATTTTATTTTCCGTAATGGGAAGCACGATCTATTTGCTCCTGTTTAATATTAAAGAGCTTGTCAGGGAAGCGTGATTTAAGCACACTATTAAGTTCATCCATATCCTTACCCTGGGCTAAAAACTCATCAGTGTCTTTGTTATACATACGAATCACGTTATCGTAGAACTCAAGTCTTGCATTAATTACTCTTTCTTCAAACTCTTCCATAATACTTTGAGCGTACCCCATGGTTTTTAGAAGGCGTTTATGTTGTAGGTATTTTGAGTAGGCAATTACTGTTCCGGCAGATACAAGACCTGAAACAAGTCCTATAAAAATAATTTCAATCATTTATTACTTCGTGAAGTTTTTTTATTTTAGTAAACGCCTGCTCTTTAATTTTCTCGTCACTACATTGACTAAGGTAGTCATTATCTTTTCTGTAAAGGGCAGTTGCATCTTTTTCATCAATAAGTCTATGACTAAAAATTGTTTCTCCTAGCCAATGCTGGGAAAACTCTTTTGCCTCTTCCATAGTAACAGTATCAAGCGCCCACTCAACTTTAGATGAGTCAGGTACTTCAACAACATAGCGCATACGGTATTGAGAAATTGTTTCTACTAAAACAAAGGCCATAATATAGCTCCTATGTACAATTTTACTTTATACTGTTTAAATATTTCATAACTTCAAATGAAGGCCCTTTATAATCTAAATCAAAAGCGTAGTCGAGTATATCAAATCTATGTGTTTCTAGGAGAGATAAAAGATATTTTTGTTCGTTGTCATCTAAATTATCGTAAAAATCACTGAACTTATCACCATGAAGAGATAGTGCGTATCTTAAATTTAACAAATCGTGTTTCAGAAGAGTGGTCTTAAATTTCAAATTAACGCCTCCCCTACGGAAAGAATTTTTGACTTTACTTCTTCTCTTTCTTTATGTAGGAGATATCTAACTTGACGTGGTTCTAATCTAGTAAAAGGCCAGACAGGAGGTTCTTCATAATATTCTTTACCATTAACTAGGGATCTCTTCGCTAAGTTCTTTATAATCTCTATTAATATTTCCGACTCCTCCATAGGAGAATTCTTCTTTGGCGACATTTTCTAGTTGCTCCATAATTTCTGACGTAAAGTATTTTTCAGGATTGGAATTAATTTCCTTTCCAAATACCTTAGTTCCGTTAGGAAGTTCATAGCGAGTAGATACTTT